CTAAGAGCATCTGGTTCTGGGGGATCAGGTGTTGTAATACTAAGGTTTACTCAAGATGCTTCATATACAGCAACATCTGGATTAACGTATTCAGAGTCAACAGACGGAACAGATAAAGTTTTAACCTTTACAGCTGGGACAGGAACTATAACATTTTCTTAAATTATGGCACATTACGCTTTTTTAGATTCAAATAATATAGTAAGGGAGGTTATAACAGGAAAAGAAGAAACTGACACGTCAGAGAACTGGGAAACGCACTACGGGCAAATAAGAAATTTAACCTGTAAAAGAACAAGCTATAATACTAGAGGAGGGCAACATACAAACGGCGGGACACCTTTTAGAAAAAACTATGCAGGTGTGGGGTATAAATATGACAGCGCTAAAGACGCTTTTATCCCCCCTCAACCATATGGCAACTGGACATTAAATAATACAACTTGCCTATGGGAGCCTCCGATCGGTTATCCCGCAGATGGAAACGATTACGATTGGAGCGAAGATAACAATCAATGGGTACAAATAACGTTACCCCTTAATACATAAATATGGCATTAACAAAAGTAACAAGTGGCGTTATAGAGGATAGGTATACTAAAAAAGTTGAAACAAACCATGCTTCAGGGGCTTACAGTTTAGATTGGAGCACTGGGACAACTTGGGAATTTACTGCTACACTTACAGCCAACATAGAGCTGGATTTTACTAACTTTAAGCAGGGTCAAGTAATAGACCTATATGGTTTAACTGGATCTTATACTATAACATTTGATAGCGACGCGGCCACAAGTGAAACATTCAATAAAGTAGGCGGCGTGGACTATGATGGGACCTCTACTAATCATATACAAATAATATGTGTTGATGACTCAGCCGACGCAGTATTTAATTATGCTATAGGAACTTATACAAGCGATACAACACCCTAGTAATATGAAAGCAAAAGATTATAATGGTACGATAAAAGTATATAATGTTTTACCAAAATCATATGATAAGATAATAGCTGGCTTTGATCAATTATCAGACGCTGAGCTTCAAGCCCATGGGTTTTACAATGTTGTTATTCCCGCCTATGATAGTAGAATAAAAGAGGTAGGGAATATATATTTTGATTCAGATAATAGTCAATTTACGTATCCAGTAAGTAATAAAACTTGGTCAGAAAGTTTAACAGATTTAAAAGTGGCCAAAATAGGAGAGCTAAAAGCTGTTTATAATTTTAAGTTATCTGAAACAGATTGGTATATTACTAGAAAGAGTGAAAAGGGCACTGCTGTTCCTAACGACATTCAAACAAAAAGAAATGATTTAAGAACGGAATGTGATAATCACGAAACTGCTGTCAACGCAAAGACTGCAAAAGCGCATGTTGTTGCATACGAGGTGCCTAGTATTTAATAGATATGAGTTTTAATAAAAGACTTTTTATAGGAGGGGGTGGTGGAATTCAAGGCACAGACCATTTTGCACAACAAGATTACTCAGGCTCGGGTGCAAATAGGACTATTAACACAGGATTTAGACCTGCGTTTATACATACTGATGATCGTAACACTGCTGAAAACCCTATGCTTGCGTCATCTATTATGCAAACGGCAAATGCTAGTTTTTATTTTTCATTAACTAATGCTCAATATTATAATTCTACATCGTTTACAGGGTTCGTTTCTAATGGATATACGTTAGGCGCAGACAACGTTGCACATTATAATTATTCTGGTAGAAGCTATACCTCATTTGCTTGGAAAGGCAACGGAACAAGTTCAGCTGTGACTAACAATGACGGGAACACAACAAGTCTTGTAGATGCTAACCCTGAAGGGGGGTTTTCTATGGCAAGAGCGACATTTGCGGGTATAGGTAAAACAGTTGGACACGGGTTAGATTCCGCACCTGAGTTTTTCTTTATGAAAGGGATGGGACCCTCTTCCTTTTACGGTTGGCATCACGGTATGGGAAATGCGTACCAACAGCTTCAAGCAAGTAACGCGAGCGATGTTGCTTATAATAACTTAGCCTCTACTTCAACAACTTCTCGTTTTGACGCTTCAAGTTCAAATGATACTTATATTTTTTATAATTGGCATAGCGTAGAAGGATACAGCAAGATTAGCGATTATACAGGTAACGGAAGTACACAAAGTATAAACCTAGGATTTGAACCTAGATTTGTTTGGCTAATCCCTAACGGGCAACATAATATCTACTTTACTTCTTTACATAAAGACAGTAACGGATTCAGTAAATGGATTTATCCTAACATAACTGACACTATATACTCAGGTGTTCACATTGGTAATGGAATAAAGCTAACTAGTACAGGATTTGACATAGGCAATTCTTCTCTCGTTAATGATACTAATAGAAGTTATTATTACTTAGCATTTGCGTAGAAATATATTTTTATAATTATGTCTAAAAAAAAATTTAAAGATACCAACGTTGGGAAATTTTTATTACAAAAGATTCCTAACGTTGTTGGAGCCATCGCAGGTGATACGCCTGTTGGCTCTGTAATACAAGCTATAATCGGTGGTAGTGATATGTCACCAGAAGATAAAGAAGTTGCTCTTAAAAAATTAGATATTGAAAGAGCAGAAATTGACGGTACAACAAGAAGGTGGGTAGCAGATGCCCGATCGGGAAGCTGGCTTGCAGCTAACGTGCGACCATTAACGTTAGTATTTTTAGTAATAGCATATGTTGCAGGGTGGTATATGGGCTATCCATTAGACGATATAACAGGACTGCTTACTATAGTTATAGGTGGATATTTTGGGTCAAGAGGTGTAGAAAAAGTATTTGGGAATAACAAACACAAATAATACGTAATAAAGAAATATAACCTTAACTTAAATTTAATAAAATGAATAAAATTTTAACAAAAGAACAATTAAATCAAATCGTTGTAATTTTAAATGAATTGCCAATCAAAGAATTTAACCGAGTGCAGGCTATTATAGAGGTTTTAAATACAGCGGAAACTTTAAAAGAAGAAAATAACGATGAACCTGATACGGAAGATTAGCATTGGTAGAGATTATAAGAATGACACAATGCACTATTCAACAGGCCAAGAAGTTTTTGGAGGCCATACAATAGTTGAAATTATAGAAGAAGACGAAAGTTATAATATTTTTATTGAAAAAAATGAAGAGGTGTTGCCTTGGAAAACTTTTAATAAAAACATGGCAATCGCGGTTGAATACAATTTACAATATTAATGAAACATTTACATGCCTATTTGATAGAGCCTTTAGATGGAAGGTATACAAATAATAAAAAAATAGGTGACTCTAATTTAATTTTAAATACGCAGATAGAAGATCATAAGTTTGTTAACAGGCGGGCTAAAATCATTGAAACACCAATTAACAATCCTTTTTTACAAAAGAACGATTTAGTTATTGTACATCATAATGTTTTTAGAAGATATTTTGATGTAAGAGGGCAAGAAAAAGATAGCGGAAGTTATATTGGGAATAGCCTTTATAAGTGTTATGATGATCAAATATTTTTATACAAACGCGATAACAAGTGGTATACTCCTCCTGGCTATTGTTTTGTAAAACCGTTAAAGCAAGACGATAGCTTTCTAAGTGATAAAGAAAAAGCCCATATGGGCGTTTTAAAGCACTTAGGAGACGATTTAAGAAGCTTTAATATTAAAGATAATGATTTAGTAGGTTTTACGCCAAACAGTGAGTATGAGTTCGTTATTGACGATCAAAGATTATATAGAGTCCCTTTAAATTCTATAGCAATAAAATATGAAAGACAAGGAACTGAAGCAGAATATAATCCAAGCTGGATATAAAGCAGTTGATGAACTTATAAGGGTAGCTGAAGAAAAAATAATTATTGGGGATCCTGAGGAAGACTTGGCCGCGGATAGATTAAAAAACGCTGCCGCTACAAAAAAGTTAGCAATATTTGATGCTTTTGAAATATTAACAAGGGTAGAAACAGAAAAAAACATGCTAGAAGCATCTGAAAAAGGATCTACACAATCTTTTAAAGGTTTTGCAGAAGGCAGATCTAAATAATGTACGAACAAAATTTAATTAAATCCATAAGCCCCATACGTTTAAACACAATTAAACGATTTAATAAGTTAAATAAATGGGAGTACGGGTACAATAAAGATTATGATGTAGTCATTATTAGTAAAAGTGGTAAAATAGGTGAAATTATTGAAATACAAAATTTAAAAATTGCACTTCCTGCCTTGCCTCCTAATATGTTAAAAGAAAATAATAGATGGGTTCCACACGATTATCCAAAAGAGCTTGGCAAAATAAAAACAAGATTTGATTGGGAAACGTATCCAGACAATTTTAAAAATAAATGGTATGCATATATTGATGGAGAATTTACCAAACGCGAAGAAGGTCATTGGTTTTATAATAAAAATACACCTACTTATATTACTGGTAGCCACTATATGTACCTGCAGTGGACCAAAATTGATGTTGGGAAGCCAGACTTCAGAGAGGCTAACAGAGTTTTCTTTATTTTCTGGGAAGCATGCAAAGCAGACTATAGGTCTTATGGAATGTGCTATCTTAAAAACCGCCGGTCGGGGTTTAGCTTTATGTCTTCAGCAGAATCAGTCAATTTGGCAACAATTACAAAAGACGCACGGTTCGGAATATTGTCCAAATCTGGATCTGATGCTAAGAAGATGTTCACAGACAAGGTTGTACCAATATCCCTCAACTACCCATTCTTTTTCAAACCGATACAAGACGGAATGGACAGACCAAAAACAGAGCTTGCATACAGAGTCCCAGCATCAAAACTCACAAAAAAATCAATTGTACAAATCTCTGAAAAAAACGAACTAGAAGGATTAGATACTACTATTGACTGGAAAAATACAGGCGACAACTCATATGATGGTGAAAAGTTAAATATTTTAGTGCATGATGAAAGCGGAAAATGGGAACGGCCTGATAACATATTAAATAATTGGCGTGTTACTAAAACAACACTACGATTAGGTAGTAAAGTTATAGGAAAATGTATGATGGGATCAACGTCTAACTCTTTAGAAAAAGGAGGTAGTAATTTTAAAAAATTATATGATGACTCGGACGTTACTAGAAGAAACCGTAATGGGCAGACTAGCTCAGGATTATATTCTTTGTTCATACCTATGGAATGGAATTACGAAGGATTCATTGATTCTTATGGATACCCTGTATTTGTTACGCCGGGAATTCCAATCAAAGGAAATGACGGGGCAGATATTGAAACAGGTGTTATAGATTTTTGGGAAAATGAAGTTGATGGGCTAAAGCATGATAGTGACGCCTTAAACGAATATTATAGACAATTTCCAAGAACAGAAGAGCACGCATTCCGTGACGAAGCTAAAAACAGTATATTTAATTTAACAAAAATATACGAGCAAATAGATTACAACGAAGATTTTACAAGGAAAGGCTACGTTACAAAAGGATCGTTTTCGTGGGAAAACGGAATTAAAGATTCAAAAGTAATATTTACACCAAATACAAACGGCCGGTTTTATGTGTCGTGGACCCCTTCTAAGAACCTAGAAAACAACGTAATACTTAAGAATGGCGCTAAATATCCTGGGAATGAACATATGGGGGCTTTTGGCTGTGACTCATACGATATTTCAGGAACAACAGATGGCCAAGGTTCTAAAGGAGCTTTACACGGATTAACTAAATTTAGTATGGAGGATTCTCCTGCTAACACATTTTTTTTAGAATATGTTGCACGCCCACAAACTGCTGAAATGTTTTTTGAAGATGTTCTCATGGCTCTGGTATATTACGGTATGCCAATTCTGGCAGAGAATAACAAGCCACGGCTATTGTATCACCTTAGACGTAGAGGCTATAGAGGATTTTCAATGAACAGACCGGATAAAGTTTGGAATAAATTATCTGTAACAGAAAGAGAAATAGGCGGAATACCAAACACATCAGAAGATATAAAGCAAGCTCACGCAGCTGCTATAGAAACTTATATAAACAATCATGTAGGTGTTACAGAAGATGGAGGGGGTAATATATATTTTAATAGAACATTAAATGATTGGGCTAAGTTTGATATAAACAAAAGAACAAAATATGATGCGGCAATAAGTTCTGGGCTAGCTATAATGGCATGCAATAGGCATTTATATCATCCAAAGCCAAAATCAGAAAAACAAGCATTGAATATAAAAATTTCAAGATATAATAATAAAGGATCGCATTCAACAATAATAAAATAGCATGGCGGAAACAATATTAAAGTCTTCTTTCCCGAGTCAAATTGCTTCAGACGAAGAAAAGGCAAGCTCAGAGTACGGATTAAAAATAGCCCGCGCTATTGAGCATGAGTGGTTTAAAAGAGATTCCGGAGCAACAAGGTTTTATTCTAACAGAGACGAGTTTCATAGATTAAGATTATATGCAAGAGGAGAGCAATCTGTAAAAAAATATAAGGATGAATTATCTATTAATGGTGATTTATCATATTTAAATTTAGATTGGAAACCAGTGCCAATTATACCCAAATTTGTAGATATAGTTGTAAATGGAATGTCTGACAGGGCTTTTGATATTAAAGCATTTTCGCAAGACCCATCAGCTGTAAAACAGCGTTCTGAATACGTTGAAAGTATTACTCAAGATATGCAAACGCGTGAATTGAATGATGCAATACAAGAGCAGCTTGGTATAAATGTGTATAGCAACGACAAAAATAAATTACCAGAAGATGAAAATGAGCTAGCGTTACACATGCAGCTAGATTATAAACAAGCTATTGAGATTGCAGAAGAGCAAGCAATAAATTCTATATTAAACCAAAACAATTACGAGTTAACAAAAAGGCGTATTAATTACGATTTAACGGTGCTTGGTATAGCTGCTCTAAAGAATCATTTTAATAAATCAGAAGGAATTAAAGTTGAATATGTAGATCCAGCTGATTTAGTTTATTCTTACACTTACTCCCCTTATTTTGACGATATATATTACGTAGGAGAAGTTAAAAGTGTAACTATAAATGAACTTAAAAAACAATTCCCCGATTTAACAGATGCGGAATTAGAAAAAATAACAAAGCAAGGCGTGCAAACCGCGTCCTCTCACAATAGATATATTAATGAAGATTCAGTATTAGACGCTAATACAATTCAAGTACTTTATTTTAATTATAAAACCTATAATAACGAAGTTTACAAAATTAAAACAACGGCTACAGGGGCTTCAAAAGCAATTGAAAAAACAGATCAATTTAACCCTCCAAAGGACCCAAGATCTCTTTTTGAAAAAGTTAGCCGATCAGTTGAAGTAGTTTATGATGGCGCGTTTGTGTTAGGCACGCAGCAAATGCTAAAATGGGAGTTGGCCAAAAATATGGTAAGGCCAAAAGCCGATACAACAAAAGTAATGATGAATTATAATGTTGTGGCTCCTAGAATATACAAAGGTAGAATAGAATCATTAGTAAGTAGAATTACAAGTTTTGCAGATATGATTCAACTGACGCATTTAAAATTACAGCAGGTCATGTCAAGAATGATACCGGATGGTGTTTACCTTGACGCAGATGGCTTAGCTGAAATAGATTTAGGTAACGGCACTAATTATAATCCGCAGGAAGCATTGAATATGTTTTTTCAAACAGGCTCTGTTATTGGCAGATCTTTAACTGTTGACGGGGATATGAATCCGGGTAAAGTGCCTATTCAAGAGCTAACATCTAACGGAGGTAATAATAAAATAAGTTCTTTAATTAGCACTTATAATTATTATCTTCAAATGATTCGCGACGTTACGGGGTTAAACGAAGCACGTGATGGTAGTGTTCCTGATCAATATGCGTTAGTAGGTGTCCAAAAATTAGCAGCTGCAAATTCTAATACCGCAACGCGCCATATTTTACAATCTGGATTATATATCACAGCTAAAACGGCTGAGGCTGTTTCATTGCGTATATCTGATATATTAGAGTATAGCCCAACTAGAGATGCTTTTATATCTAGTATAGGCAGATTTAATGTAGGTACATTAGATGATATTAAAAACATGCACCTGCACGACTTTGGGATATTCATTGAATTGGCACCCGACGATGAAGAAAAAGCTATGCTTGAAAACAATATACAAGCGGCTTTATCTAAGGACCAAATATATTTAGAAGATGCTATTGATATTAGAGAAATAAAAAATATTAAGTTAGCAAATCAATTGCTTAAAGTGCGTCGTAAGAAAAAGTTCCAGCAAGATAGACAGGTTCAGCAGGAGAATATTCAAATGCAAAGCCAAAGCAACGCTCAGGCAGCACAGGCGGCGGCACAAGCGGACGTTCAAAAACAACAGGCAATAACTCAACAAAAAGCAGAGTTAGCACAAATAGAGGCTAATCTTGAAATTCAAAAACTGCAAAACGAAAAAGAGCTTAAGAAAGAACTTATGAAATATGAGTTTGATCTTAATATGGCTATTAAAGATAAAGAAGCTGAAGCGTTTACAAGTAAAGAAAAGTATAAAGAAGACAGAAAAGACGAACGAACGCGTATACAGGCTTCTCAACAGTCTCAATTAATAGAGCAAAGAAAAGATAGAAAAGGCGAACAGGCATTTGAGTCCGCAGGTAATGATACCATGGGTAGCGGGTTTAACTTAGAAATGTTTGAACCTAGATAATAAAACCCGTTTTTAATTTTATAATATTTTATCATGTCAGAAGAAACAAAAGAGCAGGAAGTAGTTCAAGAAGTACAAGAAGCTACACCTGAAACACAAGAGTCAAAACCAGCTACAACAGTTGATGAAGACGGAACAATTAAAATAGATTTACGAAACTTTACAGAAGATGCCGTTCAAGAGCAAAGCACAGATGAGGTTCCTGTACGCGACGAGCCCGAAGCTAGCGGAGAAGTACAAGAACAAAACGTCGAACAAACAGATGAGCAGTCTGCCAGAGAAAGTGAGCCCAATAACGAAGAGGGCCCAGTGCTCGAACTCGTCCAAGACGAAGAGGCAGAAGAACCAGCAACATTAGCTGATAAAATAAAAGATATTCCAAATAAGCTTAAAGAAGAATCTGAAAGCGTAAATAATAATCAAGAGCCTGAGCGTGAGCTACCTGAGAATATAGATAAGCTAGTACAGTTTATGGAAGAAACAGGTGGAACGGTCGAGGACTACGTAAATCTTAATAAAGATTATGACGAGATGGCAGACATGGATCTGCTTAAAGAATATTACCGCCAATCAAAACCACATTTATCAGCAGATGAAGTTGACTTCTTAATTGAAGATAACTTTTCTTATGATGAAGAAGTGGATGAGGAGCGTGATATAAGACGTAAAAAACTAGCATTTAAAGAATCAATTGCTGAAGCTAAATCAAATCTTAATAACCTTAGGGGGAAATATTACGAAGATCTTAAGTTAAGTTCTAAGTTAACCTCCGAGCAACGAGAAGCGGTTGAGTTTTACAACGATTATAAACAAGATCAAGATTCACAAACAAAAGTGGTTGAACAACAAAGATCTATATTTGAACAAAAAACAAATGAATTGTTTTCCGAAAATTTCAAAGGTTTTGATTTTAAAGTAGGGCAAAACAAATATAGATTTAAAGTTAAAGATGTAAACAATGTAAAAGAATCGCAGACTGATATTAATTCATTAGTTGAAAAGTTTGTCAACGAAAATAATGAAATGTCAGATGCTGCCGGTTACCATAAAGCATTATTTACAGCTATGAATGCCGACGCTGTTGCTAATCATTTTTATGAGCAAGGACGTGCAGATGCACTAAAAACGCAAATGTCTAAATCAAAAAATATTGATATGGACCCGCGGTCAACTCATGAAAAAGTTACAACAACTTCAGGTATGCAGGTTCGAGCTGTTAGCGGAGATGATATTGATCGATTAAGAATTAAAATTAAAAAATAACTTTTAAACCTAAAATAAAATGGGATTATTTTCAACAGGCGGGGCGTTTCCAGCTGGATTAACACCTGCGCCAACCAAATCATTATTTGGTACTAACTATTTAACTTTCGACTCTGCAACAGGGGGAGGAACTTTTGCACAACAATTTTTACCAGACGTATACGAAAAAGAAGTAGAGCGTTACGGAAATCGCTCTGTAGCTTCTTTCTTGCGTATGGTAGGGGCTGAAATTCCTTCTGCTTCAGATCAAGTAATTTGGTCAGAGCAAGGAAGATTACACATTGCTTATGATAGTGCATCTGCAAACACTACAACTGGTGTGATTACCGAAAACGGGCACGCTGTACGAGTAGGACAAACAGTAGCTATTATTGAGGCTGGAACACACCCGAATGACGGTGTAACTTGGACTGCTGACAAAGTAGTTAAAGGTGTTGTATCTGCTGCAGATGCTAACACATTTACTGTACTTGCTTATGGAGGCGCTACTCTAACTGCTGCTGGATTAACTTCTGGAACTGGTGTATCTGTTAAGGTATTCGTATATGGTTCTGAATTTAAGAAAGGTACTGCTGGAATGGATGGATCAGTTGATGCTGGATTTCAACAGTTTTCTAACTCACCAATTATCATCAAAGACAAATATAATATTTCTGGATCTGATGTTGCACAAATTGGATGGGTTGAAGTAACTACTGAAAACGGAGCTTCTGGATATTTATGGTACTTAAAGTCTGAGCACGAAACACGCTTACGCTTTGAGGATTACTTAGAAATGTCAATGGTAGAAGGTGAACTTGCTGCTACTGGGTCTGGTGCTATTGGTGCTAGCTTTAAAGGTACTGAAGGTTTATTTGCTGCTATAGAATCTAGAGGTAATATTTATCAAAACTTCAACTCAGGTGAGGACGCATTAGATAACTCTGATGGAGGTGCTCGCGGTGGTTTAGGAGATTTTGATGAAATCTTAAAGAACTTAGACAAGCAAGGTGCTATCGAAGAAAACATGTTATTCTTAAATCGTGCGACTGCATTGACTTTTGATGATATGCTCGGGGCTGTTAATGCGCACTATAATGGTGGTACTTCTTATGGAGTATTTAACAACGAAGAGGACATGGCATTAAATCTTGGATTTAGTGGATTCCGTAGAGGTTCTTATGACTTTTACAAAACTGACTGGAAATATTTAAATGATGCAACAACTCGCGGGTTAGGCGGAAACATTGATGGTATCTTAGTGCCAGCAGGTACTTCAACTGTATACGATCAACAACTTGGTAAAAATATCAAGCGTCCATTTTTACACGTGCGTTATCGTGCTTCTGAAGCTGATGATAGAAAAATGAAGTCTTGGATCACTGGATCTGTGGGCGGAGTTTATACTTCTGACGTTGATGAAATGAATGTACACTTCTTATCAGAAAGATGTTTATGCGTTCAAGGAGCTAACAACTTCGTATTATTTAAGACTGCTTCTCAAGTAGCTTAATATTTATTTTTGTAAGATTTACCCCTGATGTATTTTCAGGGGTAGGTTTTACTCTTATTAATTTTATTATATTATATCATGACAACTAAAACTAAAACAAAATCACCAGAAAATAATTGGGTAATTAAAGATCGCTCCTACGCTTTGTTAGGTAATAAATCACCAATTACATTTACGTTAGCCTCTAAGCACCACAGTAGAACGCCTTTACTTTATTTTGATGAAGAAAAAGGGTACTCAAGAGAGCTTAGATATGCTACAAATCAAAAAAGTCCGTTTAGAGACGAACAAGAAGGCAGATCAACATTAGGGCACATCGTTTTTAAAGATGGGTTTTTATTTGTATCAAGAGTTGATCAAGGTCTTCAAAAATTATTATCATTATATCATCCCGGAAAGGATGCAATGTATACTGAGCTAGACCCTGTTGCGGAAGCAAAAGATGATTTAGCAGATTTAGAACTAGAAATTGAAGCTTTAACTTTGGCAAAATCATTAAACGTTGATCATGCTGAAGCGGTATTAAGAGTTGAACAAGGCTCTTCTGTTAGCACTATGACTAGTCAACAAATTAAAAGAGACTTATTGTTGTTTGCAAAAGATAACCCACCTTTGTTTATAGAACTAGTAAATGATGATAACGTACAATTAAGAAACTTTGGAATTAAAGCCTCGGAAGCGGGTGTTATTTCGCTATCACAAGACCAACGTAATTTTACTTGGGGTGGTACAAATAAAAAGCTTATGACGGTACCATTTGAAGAAAACCCATACTCTGCACTTGCGGCGTGGTTTAAAACAGATGAAGGAACTGAAGTTTACAAATCAATAGAGAAAAAACTTAAGTAAACCGTAGTGGTAAGGGTCACTTCGGTGGCCCTTATTATTATAAATATAAATATGGCAGTTAGCATTAACACAGTATATAATAGAGTATTAGCTATTTCAAATAAAGAAAATAGAGGCTATGTTACTCCGCAAGAATTTAATCTGCTTGCTAATCAAGCTCAATTAGAAATATTTGAGCAGTATTTCTATGATCTTAACCAATTTAATAGAATGGGTGAGATTAATAATGAGCATGCTAACATTATTAAAAATGTTAAAGAAAAAATTAATCTATTCAGAAAGTCAGCAACTTTGTCTTATACAAACCCTTCTTTTGCGCTGTCTTCTGATTTATATAGATTAGGCACTGTATACTACAACAATGCTACAGAGGTTGAAGAAATAGCTCAAAATGAATATTTATATATAAACGCTTCGCCTTTAACAAAACCAACAACATCTAGACCTGTTTTTATCAGAGAGGGTAAGAATATAAATGTTTATCCTTTAACTATAATTTCTGACATAAAAGCGTCGTATATTAAAATTCCAGCAGAGGTTTATTGGGGATATACTGATGTAGATAATGTTAGTCTTTACGACTCATCTTCTACTACTGATTTTGAGCTCCATGAAAGCGAAGAAACTGTTATTGTATATAAAATACTAGCTTATGCAGGAATAGTCATTAAACAGCCCGAAATAAGCCAAATAGCGGAACAGAAGGACGCTTTAAAAGTACAAAAAGAAAAATCTTAAATAAATGGCATTAGGAACGCAAACTCCCAAAGAATATTACGAAGGATCCAATAAAGGAAACTATCAGTATATAACAGCTACAGACATTATTAATAACTTTATTGTTTCACAAGTAGGAGACGATAAAATTATTAAAAGTGCTAAAAGAGCTGAAGTTGCATTCCATGCTCAACGTGGGATTCAAGAATTAAACTATGACACTGTTAACAGTTTAAAAACTCAAGAATTCGAATTACCGCCTTCTTTGTCATTAGACTTGCCTCATGATTTTGTAAGCTATGTAAAAATTACATACGTTGATGACGCGGGGATAGAAAGAGCGGTAAAGCCGGCTCCCTTATCATCTGCTCCGTCATCTGTGCTACAAGATGAGGATTATAATTATTTATTTGACAGTGATGGTAACGTATTAATAGGGTCTGAATCAACTACTGTTTCAAGATTTCAAAAGTCTAATACTGATAATGTACAACGTGACAATATAGATAATCTTGAAGAAGGCTATGGTTATAATGTTGATTTTGGAAAAAGATACGGTTTAAATCCACAATTAGCAACAAAAACAGGATTTTTTATTATTGATGATACGAACGGTATTATAAGTTTTTCAAATGATTTAAAAAATAAAACGCTTGTTTTAAAATATATTTCAGATGGATTATTTGCAGATGGCGACATGCGCATACATAAATTTGCTGAAGAGGCTATATACAAGTTTATTGCTCATGGTATAATTACAGCTAAATCTAATGTACCGGAATATCAAGTCAATAGACTTAAGAAAGAAAAAAGAGCAGCTATTCGCTCTGCTAAATTAAGATTAGCAAATATTAGCATTGAAGATCTTACTCAAATAATGAGAGGTAAATCTCAACAAATTAAGCACTAGTAAATGGCAGAACTTAAGCACACGTTTGTTAAAGGTCGAATGAATAAAGACCTTGACGAAAGACTTATACCTAATGGCGAATATAGAGATGCGTTAAATATTCAAGTTTCCAGCTCAGAAGGGTCTGATGCTGGGGCTATTGAAAATATATTAGGTAATAAAAAAGTTTTTGATCTAGGCCTAACAAATGCTACTTGTATAGGAACAGCTAAGGATTTATTAAATAAAAAAATATACTGGTTTGTTACCTCTGATAATGTAGATGGTATATATGAATATGATACAGTAAATAATATTGTTAATCCAATATTAATTGATCCTAAAACACAAAATACAGAAAATATAACCAACGGGGCTTTATGGCCTCATGAAGATGGAGTTATTGTTAGGGGAATAAGTCCGCAACTTCAATCAAGCATATTTTTTAGTGGGGAAGAAGTACCTACAGGAGAAAAAGAGGCTTTATTAAAAAATAACGTGTATATCACATGCGAAGAGCCCTTTATAGAGATAGATATATTTAAAAATAGCGTCGCTAAATCAGGCAATGATCAGATAGCGTCACCTTCAATTTTATTGAAAGGAACAAAATATACTGATAAAATACAGGCTCAATTAAATTTAACTTTTAAATATAACACTGATGCTGTTTTAAACTTTGATAAAAAGTATTTTATTTTTGGAGCAAATATAATTGGTGGGTTATTGTTTTTTACAGATGGACTAAACGAGCCCCGTGTTATTGATATAGAAAAATTTAAATATTATTCAAAAGAGTTAAAAAATGAAGATGGCGAAATATTAAATAACTCTACTGGTGTAATAATTGATAATTTTACAAAGCGGGCATTATTAGAAGAAGATATTTCTGTTGCAAAAATAGCTCCGCAATCTTCTCCAAAAATGGAATTAAGAAATACTCTAAGAGAAGGTAATGTAAATTATAATTATACTTCTTTTAATTTTTATAAAAATGGCAATTTAGTATTACCTGCGAATGAAGATCCTATTTTAACAAAAGATTTTTTTGGGAGTGCTGATTGGAAAGTTGGGGATAATTTATTAATTGAATTTGAAGATAACAATAAAGATTATGAAGCAGTAGTTAAGATTTTATCAATAAAAGAATCTACTATTGATTTAGAAGTTATTTCATATAATGAGGAGCCTGAAGACAAAGACTATGATGTAACTATTACATTAATAGAATCTGACCCCATATACGAACTTAAATTTCCTAGATTTGCTTATAGATGGAAATACAATGATAACACCTTTTCAACCTTTTCTCCTTTCACTCCCCCAGCTTTTATTGCAAATGATTTTGAGTATGATGCGGCTAAAGGCTTTAATGTAGGTGCTACAAACAATCTTAGAAAAATAATTCTTTCCGATATAAATATTGGTGCAGACACTGTAAAATCTATTGAAATATTATTAAAGTTTGACGATGACAACAATGTTTATATTATCGGTGAAGCTAAAAGGAAAGATATTGATGATACCAGATTAACTTTTGAAATAACAAAAGAAATAATAAAATCAACTGTTCCAAATTTGCAATTGTTAAGGCAATGGGATAACGTGCCAAAAAAAGCATTTGCGCAAGAGATGGTTGGTAATCGTATTATTTATGGGAATTATTATCAAAATTATGATATAACATATGAACCTAAGTTTGAAGTCGGACTAACTACTATTGATAACACGTTAAAAAAGAGCATTAAATCTAATAGAAATTATGAACTTGGTGTTGTTTACGTTGATAAATTTAATAGACAAACACCTGTTCTATCTGACGAAAGCGCCGCTGTCTTCGTTGACAAAACCATGTCTGACAAAAATACAGCCTTAAAAGTAAAACTTACCACTGAACCTCCAGCGTGGGCAACACATTTTAAATTTTTTATAAAAGAAACATCAGCTGAATATTATAATTTAGCAGCTGATAGATTTTATTTTGATGATGAAAAAGGTTTTTGTTATATTTCTTTTCCATCAGCCGAAAGAAATAAAATAACAGAAGATAGTTATTTATATTTGAAGAAGGAACACAGTAGAGATATAGCTGTAAAAGACAATACTAATAGATACAAAATAATAAATATATCTAATGAGCCACCAGAGTTTATTACCGAAAAATTAGATGTAATAGATACTTTATTAAATACATTATTTAATACATCTTTTGGTGATGGGGCTACAATATCTCAAAAACAAGAAGGCTCAACTCCTGCCGAAGGATTTAATAAAATATTAGTAAGGTCAGTAAATTCAACAGGTTCAGCGGTTGATACAGACAATGACGGTGTCTCTAATAGTGAATCAGGAGATCAAGGAATTGATGACCAATTCAAAACAAATTTAAAGCCTGGTAATTATATAAAGTTTATTGTTGCGGGTAAAAGCTCTAAGGCATATAAAATAAAATCGATTCGCTACGATGTGATTGGAGACCACGAAGCAGAAATAAAATTTTATGAACCTTTTGGAACCGATGTTAACGTAATTTATACTGATCCAAATAGTGATACGTCTTCAATGAAGCCAAATATTGAAATGCAAATATTGAAAAACTCAATTAATGCTGGAGATAATGAATTCAATGGAAGGTTTTTTATTAAAATACAAAGCAATGGTCTTTTAACACAAGCTGGAACAATTGACGAAGAAACCCTAGAAGACGGCAAAGAGTACTTCAACGCAGATGTTGTAAATTTTGATGGGGCGAGAGTAGCTGAGGGAAATGGTGTCTCTAAAGCCCCTGTTTATGCGGCAGCTCACAGAACAGACCCTAAAACGCGGCAATGGTTTAATAAGTATAAAATAGGTCTTAAATTACCGAGCGTTGTGTTTTTTCAAACTCAAAATAGAGATGATGTTAGCTTTTTTAGGGGGCTAAATAATGGTACCTTAGTTAAGTTTAGTAATCATGACACTATTTACACAGTAGGTAGTATTTTAAAAACTAAGACTGACACCGGTAACCGTGATGTTTTTTCAATACTATTTGTAGATGATGACGGAAATAGACAAGAGTTAACAGAAGACGTTGTTAAAATTGAAGAAAGATTACGACCAAATTTTATATCTTTATCAAGACTGCAAGAAGCAGGGGAAGGGCAAAATGTTTTTACAAATAATCCCGCTATTTTTGAAACAGAGCCTGTTAGACAAAAAACAGAATTAGATATTTATTACGAAACTGAAAAAGCGTATGAAATTAGCGAACATTCTGATGAAAAAATATTGAATTGGTATAACTGTTTTAGCTTTGGAAATGGCGTAGAAACAAATAGAATAAGAGATGATTTTAATGCACCTTTTATTAAAAACGGCGTTAAAGCTTCCACTGTACTAGAAGAAGGTTATCAAGAAGACCATAAATTTAATGGATTGATATGGTCTGGTATTATTAATTCTAAATCGTCTATTAATAATTCTAATCGATTTATTCAAGCAGAAACAATTACAAAAGACTTTTTGCCATCCTACGGTAAAATACAAAAGTTGCATACCTGGGATAATGCGATGGTTATATTTTTAGAAAATAAAGTTTTAAGAGTATACGCTAATAAATCTCAATTATTTGATGCTAATGGTAATGGTACTTTAACATCAACAAATAGAGTAATAGGGGATGCTCAAGAATATAATGGTGAATATGGCATTTCAAATGATCCATCTTCGTTTGCTGCTTTTGGCTTTAGATGCTATTTTGTAGATAGAAAAAATGGTAAAGTTTTACGGTTGTCTAAAGACGGGTTGACTCCAATTTCTGATATTAACATGAACGATTTCTTTAGGGATCGCTTAGCAACTAGTCAAACAATTTTTGGTTCATTTGACGAAAGAAATAAAATTTATAATATATCATTTACAACCGATGATGACACCGTTTGTTTTTCAGAAAGTGTAAATGGTTGGGTAACAAGAAAGTCATTTGTGCCTCAAAATGCCATATCAATAAATTCAAAGTATTTTACATTTAATAATGACAACTTATGGCAGCATGCATCCACTGCCTCAGATAGAAATAATTTTTATGGCGTAGCAGGTGAATCGTTTGTGCAGTTTGAAATAAACGAAGACCCGTCAGCGGTAAAAAAATTTAAAACACTTAGTTACGAAGGAAGTAAAGATTGGACTGCTGAGGTTGTTACTGATAAAGAAAAATCATCTGAAATAACTTTTACAGACAAAGAAGGTAAATTCTTTTCAAATATTAAAGGGGAAGAAAAATTTGATTCTGAAACAGCTAGTAATATTGATTTAAAGAAATTTAATTTTCAAGGTATTGGCAGGTCATCATCACAAGATACTATACAAGATAATAGAGTAAAAAACATTTTAAGTTTTATAGCTTTAACATCACTAAATGTTATTAAGCAAGTTAAAAATTTTAGTAACCTATACCCTGGTGATAAAATAATTTCTTCAACTGTTTCAATAAATATATTTCCGCCAAATAATAAATATAAAGTAAAAGCATCTAATTTTAAAGGTACTAATTGTACTTTTTCTCAAAATGGGGATGGTGTTACTATAACTTATACTCATGGCATTATAGCACAACCTACAGAAAGTAAACAAATTTCTGTGCCAATACAAGGGGGCGTTTTAATACTAAAAGATATAGATGTAACTGTAACAAGAAAAACAAATATATCTAATTCAATATCTTCCACAGGTCCCCAAACATTTTTAGTTTCAGGAAAACCAGGAGAGGTTATCAATGTAACTAATGATACTATAAAAGCTAATGAAGGCTTTAAACTATTACCCTCTAACGTATATATTGATAATGTTAGTGTAAATTCTAATAGTTCTATAACCCAGTTAAAGGGAACAGAAGATATTGTAAATACTCAAGAAAATATATTAATACAAAGCGGGCAAACTAGTGTTTTATATACTGTTAAAGCTTTACCGTCTAAAATAATTATTCCTGACAAAATTTTAGACACTAAAAAAATAACAACCACTGCTTTAAAAAATGAATTTGAATCAAGACAATTAATTGTTTCTGGAGAAGAAGGCGCAATATTTAAATACGTATTAAATGATGGCACTTCTGATACTCAGCAACAAACTATAACTATAGGCGAAAATAAAACCGCAGTTGTTAATATTAAATTTACTAATTCAGATTACAACGCAGCAGCAACATATATTTTAACATTTTCAATAGGTGATAAAACTAAATTTGGAAATAATTTTGGAGTTAAAACTTTAACATTTACGAGGGCTGCGCGCAGTAAAAAAGAGTTAAAATTTAGAGTGACTCATTTTGACCCTACCAATGGATCGTTAAAAACAAAAAGTTTTTTTGGTTTTGGGGACTCAAGTATATCAAAACAAAAAGTTTCATTACAATTTACATTAAATTCAAGTTACGATTATTCAATTATAAAACAAGTTCAAGAAAAAGATTTTGTTTTTTCTAATGAAAATAAAAACGAAGTATCTATCAGCAATATATTAATATCTGTGGGTGGTACTGGTAATGAGCATGTAGTTACGTTCGAGTTTACAGTTAGCTCTGCTGAATTAATTGAAAATGAAACTGTTTCGCTTGAATTAGATACTTTTGTAAATAAAAAAATAACATTAACTATTGCTTACAACGACACCAACCAAGCGTCGGATTATAATGGAGCATTTAAAAATAGTTTAAGCACAATACAAGGAATTGCTGGTGTGGCTAATTCAGCTCTTACTCCTATACAGTATGGTATAACTATGAATTCTACTTTTCAGTTATTAGATGGAGTTGGAGAAGATGCTCTTAAAGCAGACGAATTTAAGCTTTTTGATGCTAGCTCTGGGGGCAATGATGTTACCAGTACTTATGACGATAATAACGAATTAACTCTATCGTTTAGTAAAGTTACTGAAGGCGCTAGCATAATATTAAATCCCTCTAATTTTGTATTTCCGAATGCAAATGCTACTTTAACAATTAGGCCAAGTAGAGATATAACAGAAAGCGTACCCGCTGTGCCGGCAAATAGTTTTGTTTTAAAAATTAATAAAATATTTGCGAGAGCAGTAAATGTCCCAGATTATGAAAACGGAGAAGGTGGTTATTTTGCAACACCTGTATTTGATGAAAACAAGCAATGGAAATATCTTTCGGCAAAATCAAGTAATGAAGTTACTGAAACTTCTAGTGTAGCAAATACAAAAAGACTTGTGCAATTTGTTTATAAAATAGACAGAAGAGACTATTCTTACCCTAATTTCCCCCGTGTTGTCAAATTTGCCGATGGAAGTAACTCTTTTTATGATTTAGTAGATGAGGATACTTCAGCTGTTGAAGAGGCTTCTAACGCCACGTACACAGACATCGCGGGGAATAGCGTTTCTGTAGCTGGCCCTTATGTTGTTACTAACGATGGATTAACATTAACAGTAAATCTATTAATAAACATAGAAAACATAACAACAAATGCTAAAACATTATCTACACTAGATTTAAAAATACCATTAGATTGCAAACAAAATAGCTTAGTTAAATTAAGCATGCTGTTTCCTAGTAAAGAGCAGGCTTGTGATACAGATGGCTTTATAAAAACACCATTTAGAATATATAATTTAAACCCTTCAGAAAATATTCCTAATCAAATGTCTTTTATTTCTGGATTATTCACTCCCATTCCACCAGCGGGAGGATTTGTTCCTGAAGCTAAGTTAGGCACTTTTCAGGGCAGTTTTAATGATAATGATATATATACTAAAGATTTTACAAATTCCGTTATATATAAAATTTCGCCTCGTGGAACAGATGGTGGAAGAATAATAGATATAACAGACTTATGTTATGATTTCGACAAAGCAAGGGTTTTAACTTCAATAGAAAAAGTTAGCCCATATGGGTGGGGAGAATCAGATCAAGGCTATTGGGCACAATTTAATTTAACACCTTCAAATTTAATTCCTAACAACGCTCTTTTTACTAATTTTACAGTAAATATGCAAATCCCTCTTCCCACTCCTAATGTTCTTGATGCTATTGAAAGGAAAAAAATTGCAGATGCAATTAAAGCAGCAAAAAATACTTTTGGATTTGGGATTAGAGTAACAGGTAATGGTGCTTCTAGTATTGTTGGCAAAATATTAGCAATAAATATAAGTCATTCTGATAATGAATTTGACTTATATGGAATTAATAATGGAGATAGGCTTGACTTTACTACTGAAGAAGTAAATTCAAATTTCTCTAATATATATATTAATAGTATACCAGCAACGGCTAAAAAATTCAGAATATCTGTTTGGGTACAAGACAACGCATTTTTAGGATTAGACTATAAAGCTTCTACATCTTGGTCAACATTCAAATATATAACAGAAAGCAAAGCAGGGACTGTTGCTAAGAGAAACGCATATGGCAAATAAAACAATAACATTTTCAAAACCAGTAAACACATCGTTGCAAGCAACAGACATTGTATATTACTTGGATCCTAATAATACAAGACAAAAATTGGGTAAGTGTATAAGCGTTGCAGTCGATAGATTATCTTTTGTGGTTGATGTAGATAATACAGCTAAACCACCACAAGATAATGCGTACTTTATGTTTAATAAAAATAACGTAATAAATACTAATGGGCTCATTGGTTACCATGCAACCGTAACTATGACTAACACATCAACAGAATTTTGCGAGCTTTATGCGGTCAATTCCGAAGCAAGCTTTAGCAGTTAAATATAATAATTATGGCAGAACAATCAGGTTTTGGGGAGGCCGTGCAGGGCACATCAAAAAGCGATCCAGGCGCATTTGGGCAAATAGCCGAGGGCTTAGCCGGTATGGCTGGTGGATTAATTGGTGGTCGCGCTAGAAGGAGAGAACAGCGTGCGGCTAGACAAGAATTAAAACAACAAAGACAAGCATACGAATCATTTGAGTTTAAAGATCCGTCTGCAAACTTAACTAATCCTTTTGAGGATTTAACAGTTAATCAACAGCAGGCACAATTTGCGGCGCAACAACAACAACAGGGCTTAGCTGGTGCATTAGGTGGCTTACAACAAGCAGCGGGTGGGTCTGGTATTGCCGCATTAGCTCAAACTTTAGCACAGCAACAATCAGCTAATTTACAGCAAGCATCAGCTAGTATTGGCCAACAAGAAACTGCTAATCAAATGGCTAGAGCAAAAGGGCAACAGACACTAGAGCAACAAAGAGCAGCTGGCACAGCAGCGTTAGAAGCAAAAGAATTCGGGCGTACTGAAACATTATTTGGTATGGCACAACAACGCAAAGCAGCAGCTGATGAAGCTCGCAGAAAAGCAACAGAAGGTTTGGTAGGCGGAGTAGCTAATATGGCTGTAGGAGCAGCAAGAGTAGCCGCAGGCGGTTAAAATAACGAATATGGCAAATATATCATTAATTAAAGGTGCTGGATTAGCAGCAAATAAATTCACAGACGTTACAAAAGGCGTCCGCCAAGCTGTTTTAAGAGGAGAGCAAGCATTGCTTAGGGTAAATGCTGAGCGCAAAAGGCTAGAAGAAAACAACGCCCGAGCTATCGCTCAACTTCCAATGTTAGACCAAAGTAAATTTCCTTCTGAAATAAGAGACTGGGCGGCAGCAAATGCTATGAATGTAAGACAAGAAGCTATTTCAGCTATTAATAACCCAGATCTTGGCCCTGTTGAAAAACAAATGGCTATTAGCAAAGCAATTGAAAAAGTTAACGCCGTTGCGGCAAAGGGGAATGAATTTAAACAATTTAAGCTTGATTTTGCAGATTACGAAAAAGACGATGTAAGCGAACTAAATTCAGAAAATAGAATGCGTGCTGTTAATGATATTCACGAAGGTAGGTATCAAATTAATGCAGAAGGCAATTTTGATTTTTTTGACGAAAACCGTAATTTATCGTACACAAAAACTTTTGATGAAGTTATAAACACTAAATTAATAGACAGGAGGGATGACGCTTATAAAAAACAACTTGAAGCGCTCGCTCCTATCTTTGATGAATTAGGGGTGAAAGGCAGAGGTATAGAAACATTTAATTCTAGAGTGCAAGCTGAACTTGCTAAAATTGAGGAGTATTCTGATGTTGATCTAGCCTCTATCGCAGTAGATAATTTAGGTAGAAAAGATTTACTACAAGATATTTTACCAGCAATTAAAGAAGATATTAATGATGGTAAATTTGATGACCCTGAGTTAAAAGAAAAAGTTCTTAATACTATCGCTATAGAATATGAGACTGCTGCTAAAACAGCATATGATGCAGCTGTAAAAGACAGAAGGGCTTTGCTCGAAGTAAAAAATAAAGAAAAAGTGACTCCTCCAGATGAACTTGTTGCTTTAGGTGGGCAGGAAGCTATTAAATTTATAAACGACCCTGTAAGTTACTTTAGATCTGTTTCAACTGATAAAGTTGCATATGACGAAAACGATAAAATATTTCAACTAACTACATATGATGCAGAAGGAAAAGAAATTCCTATTTCATATGATTTAACAAATGTTAGTGATATAACAAGGCTTTTTAACGAAATACAAGCAAATAAAGCTTATTCACCGGCTCAGCGCGTTAAAATTGAACAAGGTTTAAGAGCATTATTAGAAAGCCCTGAATTCAAACAATATATGGGGTCTATACAAACTCAGTTAAGCCAAAGAGAACAGCAGGCACAGGAAGAAACCCAAGGGATGCTTAGTAGACTCCAGGGAAAAGTGAATACAGGCAATTTACCAATCGAAACACAGGAATAGCATGTTTGAATTTAATAACGAAGAGTATACGCTTGAACAAATAGAAGCAGCTGCTCAGCAATCTAATATAGCTGTAAAAGATTATATTAAAAAACATAGTATTAAAGAGCTGGGAAAGACAACAACCACATCACAGAGTGCGGATGTGGAAGAAACTGCAGCACTCGAAACTCCAAATATGGTGTCCAACTTGGAAGATATTTCTTTGGATTCACCAAAAGCTAAAAGTAAAACATCTGGGCAAACACTAGATTTAGAGCCTGAAAAAAAAGATGATGGAAGACTGGGGTTTTTAGGTTCATTAGCTACTAGCTTTAATTTAATTCCTGCTAATATACAAAAGCAAGAAATAGGTGTAAGAGACTTAATATTGCTTACTGCAGACAAATTTATAAATCCGGAATTATCTAGACAAGAGCGTGTTGATAAATTAAATAAGTATTTTAATAGTGATGATGATCCTATAGCGGGCTATCCCGGACTAGGTATTATAAGAACAGCAGATACAAAAGAAGAAGCTGTAAATGTAATAAAGGAACTAAGGGATAAACAAATGAAGACAGAGCAACAAAGTCTGTCTAAAGCATTTGAACAAGGCAATATCAAAGATGCCGCTTTTTTGGCTGCTGATGGATTAATACAAACCCTACCGTCCCTAGGATTTTCTATGCTAGGCGGCGGCGGTATTGCTGCCCATGGTGTTTTAATTGCTGGAGAAAAATTTAACGACGAATACTTAAATAATCC